CCTTCTTCAACTACTATCATAATGTGTCCCGCTAGTCGCGGGACGCTGTCAGTTTAAAATGAATCTCGCTAGTCGCTCGATAAATATAGTTTAAACGGAGCCTCCTTCGTCGGCACAGGTTTAGTGGTGCTCGGCTCCCTCGTTCCTCGGTCGCCTCGCGGGTAAAAATGCGCGCGTGGGGCCGCAGGGCCGCAGGCCATGGTCAAGGTTCGATGCCCAATATACGAGCCGCGTGGGGCCGCAGGGCCTCAACCGCCTCCTTCACGCTCCGATAACCGTGGCCCTCGGTCCCATTTACTCCTTTTTCAAGTAAATCGGGTCCTTTTTCTCCTCCAAACGAATAAACCAACCCCGTAGAGGGGGCCTTTACCAAGAAAAAACTCGCCCCGCCTCGGGCATAATATGCCATATGCCACGCGATTTGATGAGGCGATACTAAAACTGCGTTACTTTTGGCTACTTTCAATTCTATCCAAAAGGGTACACCATCGGCAACAACGTGTACATCAGGTACACCGCCGCCGTGCTTGTTCTCAATTCGGGTCGCGAACCACTTCTTCGGTAGAGTATTCCGTATCGTGTTCCAAAAGTTCGCCTCGGGTCCCTTGCTCATCTGGGGTCACATCCTTGTAATCTGCCTCGATCTGAAACGCCTGTGGGTATTGCTTTTGCAGCGCAGCAAGTCGGGCCGTGATCTCGTCCCTCGATAGCTGATCGATTGTATTGATTGTTTCACGCCTATCGATGGTCAGACCACCCAAGGCCGAGCGGATCTTTTCCGCATTGATTGCAGCCGAAAACTGTCCTGCCTCCTCCGCACCAAGAGAAAGTTTGTGCAGCCGCTCAAGCTGACCGATCTGGGTCACGCCGTACCGCCGCTCTCGCTCCTCGCGTAGCTCCTGAATATACTCCAGAACATGAGGATAATCTCGCCCATTCAAAAGAACAGATGCTTGCTTGGATGCCAGATCAGGAGCATACCCTGCCTTTCGAGCGCACTCCGCATTGCTATAGATGCCCTCGACAATGTGCTGTGCAAAAGTCATCTGCCGATTAGTGAGCATTCGCCCGTGTTCTTCTTCGATCTTCTGCTTGATGGATGCCATATCAACCTCCGCTTGATGGCAACAAACGTACAACAAGTGCTTTTGCGTTTCAACCGAACAAGTGTAAACACCTCGTTTACAACACCGTAAACAGGCGTATATCAAAAAACCAAAGTGTAAACATTTTTCGAAGCGGCCTCAAACAAACAACAAGCAGTCCCTATAAATCTCGAAAACAGGTGTAAACAAAAAGGCCGTTTTGTAAACAGGTGTAAACAGGTGGAGCTATATAAATAAGGGGTTGTTTACACGGTTTACGTTGTAACGCTCGAAAAAAAATATTTTTAGGCAGTTTATAAATCTCAGGATTTGCATCTATATAGTAAACTTCGGAAGAAAATCTCTTGACTATCTGCGCCACTTGCGTGTAGTCTACAAGTATTCAACAACTACTTAATACGCTAATACGGAGGATATCATGGCATATAATGGTTGGACTAATAAAGAAACGTGGCTCGTGAACCTATGGTTGGGCGACATGTTTACCGTGGACCAAGAAGCGGGGATCGAGATCACTGCTGATTACATCGAGCAAACCGTTGACGATATGGTTGATCAAGCGATGGACCAAGAAGCGGGAAACTTTAACGGTTTCGTCAAGGACCTATTGAACTGTGCTTTGGGTGAGATCGATTATCATGAGATAGCGGAGCATTATGACGAGGAGGTAATTGAGAATGCCTAATCATTGTTATCAGCAAGTTCACATTTACGGTCCAAGGTTCTTGGTCAAAGAACTGTATGATCATCTAACCAAGGCTGACCCAGAGTTTTGCCAAGTGATTAAGCCGATGCCGTTTGAGCAATGGCTTGCTCCTGCGACTAGGCTCATGGGCTACGAGGTCGAGGGTTGGTATGACTGGCGAGTTACGAACTGGGGCACAAAGTGGGACGTTGTTGACGTTGACATCACGCAGCCGTTGACGATCCACGATGACGAGGACCAAGAGCCGAGCAGCATGAACGCCTCGTTCTCGTTCAACTGTTGGACTGCGTGGTCCCCGCCTATTCCTGTTTGGGACAAGCTGCATGAGATGGGGATCAGCGTTGACGCTGACTATCAGGACGAGGGCATGATGTTCGAGGGCCGTTATGTAAATGGCGAGGACAAGTGTTGGGAACCAGAGGATGTTTTGGACGAGGAGGACGCGTAATGGATAGGGCGTTGTTTATACAATCACTCGAGCATTGGGCCAAGATGTTTCGATTGGAGCTTTTGTCTGATGAGTTTGCGCAAGATATTGCGCAAGTTTTGGAGGACAAGGCGCGTGAGTTGAGATTGGAGGAGGAAGAATGATGGATATGCAGAAGTATTACAGCCAGTTGGTTGGAGCGAAGATCATTGGGTTTCGGTTTGTCGAGGACGAGGATGCGTTGGAGCCGTTCCCTGTGTTTACGTTGCGGTTGGGCGGACAGACTGTTGAGATGTCTTTGTCGATGGACGAAGAGGGCAACGGCGGCGGGTTCGCGTTTATTGAGGAGGCGGAAGATGCGTGAAGGATTGAAGCAAGACATCGAGGGTCTGTTGGAGAATTATCTTGGAGACTTGGAGTATTGGTGTTCGACCATGGAGGTTGACAACATCAACTTTGTGACGGCGGGGACGCCATCGTTTGAGGATATCGAGGATGCGAATGCGCATCGTGTGATGGTCAAGGCAGTATTGAAGGAGTTGCGTGATGTCTGATCGTGAGATGGAAGATATGTTGGACGAGATATTCCGCAAGGTATTCGGGGAGAATTGGTGATGGGTAAGATGAAAGAGTTGTTAATGGAGTTGCAAGAGACGCCGATTATGGTGCCATGTCCTGATTGTCATGGGTACTGCACTGTTGAGGTTGAGTTCGCTCGGCCTCACGGCCCTGATCGTGACGTTGGATACTTGGACACGAGGACCGAGGTCTGTGAAACGTGCAGCGGTGACGGGGAGTTCGAGCGGCTGTGTGATTGCGGTGCGCCTGTGACTATGATCATGGGCGAGGATGCAGAGGTATGTATGGAGTGTGCAGATGGCTCTTAAAAAGTTTATAGCAGGTAAACCCAATCGAGTTCAGGTCGATGGAAAAACATTGGCGGAGCGGATTAGTTTAACGTCAAATGGAAACTTTACGATGTCTGGTCGGGGCCATGGTCGCAAGACACCACATGGTCGTTACAATTCGGATGTTACGCGTGGTTTTGGTGGGCCGAAAACTAAGAAGCAAGACATGCTATACTTTGTGCGGGACAGGGTGAAGAAGTACCGCAGCCATGCCAACATGGAAACGCCTTCGGGATATGAGACGTATGAGTGGGCCAACCTAATGGTTCACGAGTTTCAGTATTTCGATTGCAGCCTGATTTATCAGTATGCGTATGACAACGTGTTCAACGTATTCCCTGACGAAGATGTGCCACCGTCGATGGACGTAATCTTACCTGCGGACAAATGCGGGTTTTATTTTCAGGACATGAACGATCTGTTAGACAACGGCGATTACAGGGACGAGGTCAAGGAGTCGATGTTTCTGTGTATCCCTGATCAAAAGACTGGGGACTTGGACATTGATCGTAGAATTTTCCGCCTTTTCTGGTTGGGTCCACAAGACCCAAGACTTGCCGGAACTCACATGCCTGTGCCTGAAGAGTTTGCTAGAGTTGACTCGGTCAGTGGCGCGATTGAAATGATAAGTGACGAAGAATACGGGCGAGACAAAGACATACACTTTTTGTTTGGTATGTTTGCTAAAATTGTGTGTGTTGTTTTACAGACTATCAACCAACCAAGGTTCGTGGTCCAAGCAAAGCGGGACGTTAGCCTAGTCAAGCGGCAGTCTTTCAAGAAAGCTACTGGTAAGTTTACGCCTGACAGTTGGAACATGGTGGCGTGGAACGTGGACAAACCAGTCAAAGCCAAGCACTACGAAGAGGGGACAGGGGGCCGACAGGCTTTGCACTTCCGCCGTGGTCATTGGCGCAAGGCTGAAGAGGGATGGGAGCGGTCACGTTGGAGCGAGACACGCAATCGTTGGGAGCAGTACATTCATGGGTACGAAGCGGGACACCCTGCGTTTGGGGTCAAGAAGAGTTATCATTTACCAAGGAAGGAACCAGTATGATTGATGATCGGATATGTATATTTTATGTGGCTGACAGGTTGCAGGAAATTGTTGACGGCGACGAAACGCCTGAAGATTTCTTGAGCGAACTGAACCACAACATCGGGGTTAATGCTCGGTGGAAGCGCAACAACCCAGATGCGTTGGTCGCGGACCTGCCACCCATCGATCCACCCAAGAAGAGAGGGAGGCCACGGACATGAAAACCTACGAAGTAATATGCGAGG